AATCTCTCGTCACCAGACGGTTCCACAAGGACATTGCGCCCCTCAGTATCGAGCATCCAGCTCCACAGAACATTATAGAGAGGAGATACAGTTTCTTCAACGGTGAGGCCGGGTTCTGCACTGAGCGTAAGACCACCCTCCTTCTCCTCGGGCGCATCGGGAAAGAGTGCATCAAAGAGACTTACTGCGAGGCGGCACAGATCAAAGGAAGGGTTGGGGAGAATCTCAGTCGTCACCCTTGTATTGAGAGGCTTGAAACAGTACTGGCCATCAGCATCATTACCTGCCTTAAAATCGTCGCTAAAAAAGAGCTGGTCATTTATCTTAAAGATGGCGCGACCGAAATCAATGACGCGAAACAGCTTGCCATAGGTGGGGACCTTGAACACCTCGCCACTCTGCTTTGTGTAATACAGAAACTCCTCCTCGGTCGATGTCCATACAATATTGTTCGTGTGGAGGTCATTGTGCGTAAAGCCAAGAATACTCTGCGCCACACTCAGCGCCGCGAGCACCTGAAAGACCCATGCGGACCACGACATTTCCCAGAGTTCCGTTCCAGGGGTGGCACCCACCTGGCTGTAATCATCCAGCAGGGTATCCATTGTCCCATCATTGCGCTCAAGTGCGATCATCATTACGGGAAACTTCGATATCTCCGAATAAATACTATACTTGTCTTCAATGAAGGATTCCTCCTCATCCTCATCCTCATCCTCATCCTCTTCCTCGTCATTCTCTTCCTCAGCTGCGGCATCAGTAAAGGACAGATCAGACATCTTGTCGGAATGGAGAGAGGCCTCCTCGTCATGGATAGACTCTGCCTCCACTTCCTCCTCCTGATACGAATCAGAGACAGACTGTAGTTCAGATGGCTCGCGAAGAATGTCATCGAGAATACTCGATGGAACCTCCTTGCTCTTATCCTTGGAATCGGTCACATGGAGCTTGTACAGTCCACGATTCTGCCCATGCCAGAACCACCGAGTGTGTCGAAAACTCTGGAACTCTTCCGTAAGATTATAGTGATATTTATCTGCATTGGCGCAGAATGCGCCGTAAAACTCATTAAAATGCGGGGTCACCCCTGCATCACGGAGTTTACCAAGAGCATATGCGGCAATAGTCTCAACGTAGGCCTGATTGGACTGGTCCTGAAGTTTGGTCCACGCAGAAGACCAGGTCTTTGAATGCCAGGGAAGCCCTGCGTTCTGGGGAATACTGTATTCCCCCTTCATCCACCGAATGGGGTCAAGCAGATGAGTCACCTTCAGAAAGGCAGGGCGCCGAATTCCCGGAGACTCCACTCCAGAAGCATCCTTGTTTTCCACAAGATCTACATCACATCTCCCAAAGGTTCCAGAAATGTCCAAGGCGACGATTCTATACTTGGAATCCAGCCAGATCTGCTTCGACTGATGCTTCGTAATCCGAAACAGCTTTCCCAAAGTTGGAAAATATGTCTGAAGCCCCTGAAATCCTCGGACATTCTCCATACTCTTTGATAAAGGTGCCATCCGAAAGCGGGGTGCTGGAAGATTCATACCCCGGAGGCTTGTATCCATTCTTACTGAAGACTGTAAATGATGATTGAGGGTGGAACGCAAAAGCACCGGGGCTAAACTGGAAATGAAAAAGGTTTCGCCATATCAGACACTAATGGCAGCAGCGGTGAATGTATCATTAAAGAAGTTTGACATGAAGAGGATTCCTCAGGATGCCGTGGTGATTTTTATTGGGCGCCGACGCACGGGTAAATCCACGCTGGTGCGGGATCTGCTCTTTCACCATCAGGAGATGCCGCTGGGCACCGTCATTAGCGGCACAGAGGAGTCGAACTCCTTCTATGGAAAGATGATTCCTCCGTTGTTTATTCACGGCGAGTATTCGCCGATTGTGTTGGCGAATTTTGTTAAACGCCAGAAAATGATTATGGCCCGGATTCAGAAGGAGCAAAACGGGGGCGGGGCTGCACGTAGCCGCCTCGACCCTCGTTCCTTTATGATTCTCGATGACTGTATGTATGATGACAGCTGGACCCACGACAAGAACATTCGCTATCTTTTTATGAACGGCCGTTGGCTGAAGGTATTCTTTATTATTACGATGCAGTATCCCCTGGGTATTCAGCCAGCTCTCCGGACGAACGTGGATTTTGTCTTTATTCTGCGTGAACCATACACCACAAACAGAAAGCGCATCTACGAGAACTATGCGTCGGCCTTTCCCTCCCTTGAATTTTTCTGCCAGATTATGGATCAGTGTACACAGAACTACGAATGCCTCGTGATTGATAACACAAGTCAATCGGCGAAGCTGGAAGACTGTATTTTCTGGTACAAGGCGGATATCCACGGGGAGTTCCGCATTGGCGCCCCCGAGTTCTGGCAGCACTCGGCAAACTACTATAGAGACAAGGAGGAGGAGGATGCGAATCAGTATGACCCGAGCAATGCTCAGCGCCTTAAGGGGCCCAAGATTGCCGTGAACAAGAGGTTTTAAGCACGCTAGTTAATTTAGCACAACACCATAGGAAATGTCTAGCGACCTGTATACTGTGCTCATATTTGGATGCATAGCTGTAGGGCTGCTTGTTGCCGATAGAGTCTATAGAATAAATCCCTATTTGACCAGTGAAGGATTTACCTCGGGTGGCGGCGCGTATCAACGCTGCGGTGTCGACCTGCCGCCGTGCGCCTTTCCAGCCCGCTGTATGAATGGTATTTGCGGTGACCCGAAACAGCGGCAGCTGTATGATAGGAATCCTCTCCCGGTTCTGCCGCAGCCCCCCGCGCTTTTACCAGGGGTATCTGATATGGCAGCTGCGTCTACTTTGCCTGCGGCGTGGGGAATTACCCTTCCGAAATGAACTATGACCGTATACCGTCAAGTGCCAATTTAAGTCCACCCGAGAGGTGGACTTAAATTGTGCCTACTTGCCTACAGTTGTGTTGTAGGCAAAATACGCCCGCCCCTTTAGGGGCGGACGTATTTAGGCACAACACGGTACCTAGACCCTGAGGTGGACTTATTTTCGCACAACACGGTAGAATGAGAGTTCGTCGTGGCTATGGAATAGTAGGCCTTGTCCTTGTCTTGCTCATGGCAGTGACGGTGCTCCCCTGGGTGCGCCGCACATTTGCGCCCAGATTCCCTGAGGGGTTTCAGGCCATGGCGAGCGCCGTAGGGATGGACACGCTGCGCTCGGATTGTAAGGGGGTACTCTGTAAGGAGGGCGAATTCTGCCAGCAGAATGTGTGCCGCCCGTGGTACCCTACCGAGTCAAACCAGTATTTCCCTGAGAAGTAAACTGCTCTTAGGTACCGTCAACTCTTTAGTTAAGAATCCATGGGTTTCTTAACTAAAGATCTGTAGAACTGTGGCGTAACTACTCTGCGTTGCCAGACACATCCTTCGCCGCGGCCAGCTTGCGCGCCATTGCGAGGTCTGCCGGCCCCTCACTGCCGAACATGCTGGAGAAGTTGCCTGCACTCTCCTCACCACCCTCAATCGCAGTCACCGAGCTACTCGGCTTGGCCCCAACGCGGCGCTCGCGCTGAAACATCTGACGGTCCTCCTCATTCTCCTTGTACTTCTTCATCAGCGTATTGAGCTGGTCCTCTGCATACTCCTGCTCGGACACCTCCGTAGGCTCGGGATCCCAGGGTAGCCACTTCCCGACCTCCCCGACAAAGATGTTGTGGAGCGTATCCTGCCGCTGGAGCTTCTTCGAGCGGAGCGTGGCCTCCGCCTGGGATGCATAGACGCCGCGTACCTTCAGCCCCCGAACAGTCGTCCGGAACTCATTCTTCGCGTAGAACTCGTCCTCCAGCTTTGTCTTTGCGACGTACATAAAGTCGTCATACTGTTCCTTCAGCTTAGAATACTTGAGCTCCTTCTCATTGGTCTTTACAAACTCGTGGAAGGAGTCCATGGTGGTGTCCACCTGAATCTTGGCCTTACGGCACACGGCCGCTGCGCCACTCAGATCCTTTGCGTCCAGCGCATCTGCCTCCTCATCCAGCTTTGCATTAATCGCGGACATCGTGTTCATCAAATACTTCTCCAGATTGTTCGTCCGGATCTGGAACTCGTAGGTCGCCAGAAACTTCTCGAACATGAAGACCGCCTTGTCCTTCAGAACCTTCTCCGGACTCAGGAAACTCAGAAGGCAAAACTTCTGCCCGGTAATCTCCGCATCCTCCTCAAGAAAGTCCTCGCGCTCTGTTGCCATTTCTGATCTAGTGTACCGCATCTCCTTTAGATAGAAATACGCGCATGGGCCGCCTAGGTTGAATGACAGTTATTTATAAAAAAATCCTCTATGAATATAGAACGATGAATCCCACCTCCGAAGTGCTTAACCGTGTGATAAAGTATCTGGTGGAGGGTCTGTTTGTGGCTATGGCCGCGCTCTTTATTCCTCGTCACCGCCTGCCGATGGATGAGATTCTGACTCTGGGCGTGGTGGCTGCGGCCATCTTTGCCATCCTGGATGTGGTGTCTCCCAGTATTGGTGCTACGGCGCGCCAGGGTGCAGGCTTCGGTATTGGCGCTAACTTAGTAGGATTCCCTGGTGCAAGGCTCTAAAGAGCCTTGATTCAGAAATCTTACTAAGATAGTGTCAATACGGTACATTCTTGCTCCGCAAGAATCGGTATTGGCGCTAACTTAGTAGGATTCCCTGGTGCGCGCCTGTAAGGTGCCGTAAAATAGTTATATTCAATTCGTGATATATAATATCATACAGTTGAATACTCAGACAGACCGAATGAATTGCCAGCTCAAATCCGCACATATCTTCTCCCAGATCTTATCCTGAATGTAGAGCTTATCGCGATTCTTGAGCAGCGGAAACGACGGCAGATACTCATCCAGGTCCAGAAGTTCACAGAATTTATACAGCACATACGAATACGATAAAAAGTTGCTCCGATCCTTGGGGCAGTTCTTCTGGAACGCCGGCTGAATCTCCTTGAACATGTAGCGCAGCTTCTCTTCAATTTCTCGACTCATTACTGGCGCATTTTGGCCATTGAGCCGATTAATAATATGGGGCACATGCTCGTAATACTTATTGAACTTCAGCTTCTTGAGAATCTCACGCACCTTTTGGCGAGAAAGAGTCCGATAATCCAGGATGCGCTCTTTTTTGAGCTCCGCGCAAATCGCATCATAGACCTCCTGTGGAATCTCTGTGGACTCCTTGGCCTGGAACTGGGCGAGCCACTCATTGAAGTGATTAATGCGCTTATAGGCGTAGTAACTGACTTCGCGAGGCGGGTCCTTGTAGCTCGGCTTATCCGAGTCCACCAGAATAAACTGCTGATAGCCGCACTCGGTACAGGTGAAAATCGCCTCATTGGCGCTGAAGACCATCTCCTTCTCGCACTCGGCGCATTCCCCATACGTTTCTGTCTCTGTCACGCCACCACGCGCATGCTCAGGATGAACCTTTTGTAGATACTGTTCAAGCAGCTTATCGCGACTCAGCAGCGCACCCTGTGCATGGGGCATATAGAGGGGCTCGGGCGCCCCTTCAGTTGCTGCAGCGGTTTCCAGCGCAGCCAGCACAGACCCCTGCTTTGCCTTGGTGACCCTCCGCGTCGACGGTTCAGCCCCCTTCTGTATCTTCTCTTGAACCTCGTAATAGTTATACAGAATATCCCCAGTGTTCAGAAAATAATCAAACATTTCCGAGTTCCCTGTGCTACGTTCAATACCCTTTTGCTGCTCATTTCTAAGCTTGCGAAGTTGCTCTTGACGAACTTCATCAACAGTTACGCCGATCTCAGCATCAATCTGGAGGAGCTGAGCTCTACTGTGCGATAACTCAGATTCATTCATTAAAATATTCTGTACATGGACTTGATGAAGGCAATCCAGCGTGGTCCTGGCCTCGGGATTGCTCCGTTTTGTGGGACGTATTTTGAAGAACGCCTCCTTCGATAACATCTTCCTTTTAAATTCTCATAAGGAGTGTTTAGGCTTGCCAGAACAGCGGCAAACGGCTCGAAAAAAGATGTCCCCGGCAGCACCATGCTAAATGGGGTGGAAGAAGGAGGAATGCCTCCGGCAGCCCCGTATTTTTCCAAAAATTCAAGATGTCCAGAAATTATTTCTGAAGAAGGGGTATAACAAATGACGGGTGGTGGCTTAATGCAGCTTGTTGCCTACGGCGCGCAGGATGTGTATCTGACCGGTAATCCCCAGATTACCTTCTTTAAGGTGGTGTACCGTCGCCACACGAACTTTGCCATGGAGTCCATTGAGAACCCCTTCAACGGCTCTCCTG